TAACTCTTTGTAGTTTCTTTTTATCGAGGCAATCTCTAAAAAAGGCGATGAGTGAACGGTATTCTTCGTCGCTGATGTTTTGTTCCAGTTTATATTGTTCAGCAAATGCGTTTAATTTTCGTATTTTAGCCGTTTTATCAAGTTTGCTCCATGGTTCGTTGGAGTTGGTTATTTTCTCGCTTTCAAGAAATTTGTCTAGCGTGGCAAGATCAGTGGATGCTTTTGTTTCAGGCCATGGAACGCCGTTAAGTACCATTGATTTGTACTTAAGTGTCTTTAGTTCATTGCAATCGGAATGGTTCATTGTGTATATTAATATATTAAAATGACTTTAACCTTGTTTAATATATTATATTTTATTTAGCAAATAATGGAATTTAGGGTTCTAAGTATCTAAGGGAAAATAAGGTCTAATTATATATAATGGACGAAACAAAAAAGATAATCGTATTAAATACGTGTACTGATAAAAACGAACAAACGAAAAAGAATATAAAATGCGAAAAAGAAAGACGAATGCGAGTGGAAACGGCTACATGGGGGGTGTGTGAGACTGAGCTGTCACACGAGAGACAATTAAATGTGCTTATTAACATTGACAGTGAAAGAAATAATTATGTTAGCAGAATAAAAACACATATAAAGCATAAATTAGGTAGCTATAAACAACAAGATATAACGAAAAAAAAATATGATATATCGAACTTTGTTAGTTTCAATGAAACAATAAGGTTGCTTGTTGAATGTGGATTAAAATGTTGTTATTGTTCTAATGAGGTATACATTTTGTATGAACATGTTCGTGAAAATAAACAATGGACTCTTGATAGAATAAATAATGATATAGGTCATAATGATGGCAATCTGGTAATATCTTGTTTAGAATGCAATTTGAAACGCAGAAGAACTAACAAAGATGCGTTTATGTTTACCAAAAATATGGTTATAATAAAGTCTTAAAAACAATTAGCATAATATTTGTTTGTATGTTTTATAGTTAAAAAGCAATGTGTTATATTCATCTTCAAGTTGAGGCAAAATGGATGTCAACCTTTTCCAAAATGGCATTATATGAGATATGTAATTCAATTCCATTCTGAATGAAAACGCATAATCAAGTTGAAATGACTTTTCAAGACCCAACATTTCTTCACTGATGCTTTGGCGTCTAAATTCATCTTGTACTTTTGTTGCCCATCTTCCGTACAATTCATAATGTAGAATTGGATTGCTTAAATCGGCAGCAAGAACTAAATATTTTGCGATTGTTATTTGGTCATCTATGTTTTCATAGTTTATCTTTTCTATAACATATTCTTCGTCACCATTTTCATTGACTCTTTTACAGAATGAGTATTTTTTGATTTCTGAAAATATGTTGCTGTGTTTGCCAGGGTCTGTAGCTATCAAACATTCAGTAATAACAGTGTCAACTATTTCTTTGTATGTGGTGCTAAAATTATATAATATGTTGTATTCTTCCAAATAAATGTTAGCTTGGGCGATATGAAAAAGTTCAAGTGTACTTGTAGGTCCATAAAGTGTATATATTTCACTTTTTGTTTGTTGTTGAAATTTGTTGTTAGTTCCAGGATGTCCAATGTCGTGAACAAACGCGCTTATTAGAGTTGCGAATAAAATATGATGGTTAAGTTTATTGAACAAGTCACATTTTTCAGCGAGTGCCCACGTAACATTTAAAACTTGAAGAGCATGATAAACGCTGTGATAAGGTACATTATTATATTTAAGACACACATTATTAACAAAGCAATCAAATTGATCTGGTTTATCTATGTTACACCTAGTAAAGAAAGTGTCAAATAATGTAATAACAACCTCGGGAACACGGTCACGTGGTATTTCAAACACGTTGAACCGAAGAGTGTATAAATTTGCTAGTTCCGGCAGCATTTATGTATATGTATTTATGATATCTTTATATTTGAATATAATTAAATTTTCAATTTTTAATTGTTCCTAAAATGCGAAAATTCGGAAATCCGAAAGTGCGAAAACCCGAAAAATAACATTAAGTTAAACCAATTATATAAAATTATTTTGTTAGTATTATAGCAAAATGCTTTACTCATGGCGATGGAGCACAGGTGAAGGCTACTATAAAAGTCCTAGAAATGATAGCAATAGAATTAATGGAAATATAAATGAAAGCAACATTGCCGAAAATGCTATCAATCAGTCAATAGAACCTTCTTCTTTTTTTAATCAAGATCAAGAGACAATATTTTCACGAAATAGACATTCAAAAAGAGAACAAATTGATGACAAAATGTCAGATAGAGAAATGATAGCACAAAGGGGTGTAAATCCATTTATGCAATCTAATTATGTTACAGATGTAACAGCAAGAGATATGTTTCTAAAACCTGTTAATACTAACAGTCACGATTAAATACTTTTAACACACATTGTATGGAGCAATCTATTTACTAAATAAGCCAAGAATGTATTTAATATCATGAAAAAAGAATTAGCAATAAACATCATATTCACTCTTTTCATATGCATCATCATAAAATACAACATAGACAACAAACTAAAAGCAAACATAGCTCCAAAAAGAACAGACAAGGCATAAAAATAAACGCAATATTCTCTTGGCAACGGACCGAAATATTTATCCATAAAAGAATTCATCATTATATTATTTATTTAGATTTTTTTTCGTTTAATTTTAATTATTTAGGAATAAAACAACTTAAATAGAATACTTATTTTTTTAATTAAATGAGTCTACAAAAAAAATATACACAATCAAGATATTGTACACAAAATAGTTTATTAATGACAAAGTTATTGAAATTTTACAATATAAACAATGAAGATGGATCATATAATCCACACAATAATTTAGACAAATTGCTTAAAATTATTGCTTCAAATGATGAAGAAGAAAAACAAAAACCAAAAAAATCTAAAAAACAACCAAATAATGACGACGAAGAGGTTAACGAAGACGAAGACAACATTAATATAACCTCAAACTCAAACTCAACCTCTGGATCAAAAAGAATGTCTCTTCGAATTATTGACTGGTTTTCAACCAATTATGCTAAGAAATTCTACACTATTTATCAAATTAAAAAACCTGGAGAAGATATGCCTATTAGATTTAAAGTGTATGATGATTACAAACTTAAATTAAAAGCATATAGCAAAAAACGATTTGATCCGTTTTGCCGATATGGTCATATTGAAATACCTTATGTTGATGGACAATTAGTAGAAACTACCATTGGACAACTTAATTTTTTTATGTGGGCATTAGAAAACAAAGTAATTGATTATATTGAAACTCATTATGACAATATTGAAAAAGATATGAATAAAAGAAATAGCACATCTAGACGCAAAGAAACAATCACCGATAATTCTAGAACAAGAAAGAAGCGAGAAGAACTCTCCTTGTCAGCCACCAAAAGCATCAAAAAAGAAATCGTCGAAATTGTTGTCAAATTCCATTAAACATCAAACTATGTATATACTATATTATCTAAGTATAGTATATAAAATGAACGACATTCAATTTAGATTTGCCGCATTTACGTTGTGTATTATTACTAGAACTTCTTTCGCATACATTGCCAAGATAGCTAGCTTATCCTTTTTGAAAATGATAGGATATATTGCCTTAATTCCTGCGTCAACTATGCTATATATTTATATAACTGGTTCACGTAAAACAGGTGCTGAAGTGCTCGGAGGAAAAATATGGTGGAACAGTTTAAGACCAGTTCATGCGTTGTGTTATTATTTATTCGCATTATTTGCTATTAAAGGATATTCTAAAATAGCATGGAAATTCTTGCTACTTGATGTCATTGTCGGATTGTCTGCTTTTCTTATATATCATTATGCGAATGGAAACTTTAGCAAACTAGTATAAATGATTTGGTGGTGAATTATTTTCATTCAATAACTAACTTACACAAAATGTATTAAGCCATCTCATTTTTTATGTTCAATGGTGTAAAATGTTATAATAAAAATATAGTTATAAATGAATTTATTTATTTAAAAAAATATCAATATAATTAATTATGGGTAATGCTCAAGCTGTTAAAAAAATAAATTATGAAGATATGCAAAATGTTATTAAATCTCCTGATATATATTTAATAATAAATACACTTCCACACGACGAACAAAATTGCTTAATAACTAACACAACATTGGCACAAAAAGAGGAAGAAATAATAAATAAATTGTTGTATGAAAATAAAGGAGTGCGCATAATTGTTTATGGAAGGAATTCAAATGATGAAAATGTAACTAAAAAATGTAATCAATTACAAACACTTGGATTTTACAATATATTTTTATATACAGGTGGAATGTTTGAATGGCTTTTGCTTCAAGATATTTACGGCAGTGATTTGTTTCCTACAACAAAAAAAGAGTTTGATATACTAAAATTTAAATCAACATCCATTTTAACAATTGGATTACTTGAGAACTAACAAATATAAATATAAATGTAATTATTTGTTAGTTTACCACGCTTTTTTTATATAGGGAAGAAATGAATTAGTTCTTTTATTAGAAACACGAATACAATCAACAGTAGATAAATCTTCTTCGATGTCATTGACATATGGTTTACTAGATTTATGGAGTGCATCATTAGACAATTTATCTGCTCGTTTATTTTCTGTTCTATAAACGTGATAAAAGTCGACAGAATCAAAATGCTTAACGATTTCATTGGCTCTCATATTTAGTGTGTACAATGATTCACTTTTCACCTGATATTTTTTTGTCATTTGATTAATAACAAGAAGACTATCACCATAAACTAACAACTCAGTTATTCCTAATTCTAATGCTTTTTCAAGTCCAAGTATTAATGCCAAATATTCAGATTCATTGTTAGTTTTATGACCAACATATTCGCATCCATTCCATATTTCAGAATCATTTTTATATATTACAGCACCTATGCCAGCTTGTCCTGGGTTGCCTTTGCTACAGCCATCGAAATGAAGTTTAAATACTTCTATAGGATATATTTTGCTCATATTTGTTATTATACTTTGTCTTTATATAATAAAATTATTCAATTGTTTGCACAAACAATTTAAATACAGGGCAATATATTACAGCATAATATGAATATAATTGTTAGTACATTAATATTTATTTGCGCTTCTAGTTTTGTTAGTTGTGATACTGAATGTCCGTCTGTTAGTTCGTCTTTTGACAATAGAATGAATACAAGTAATCTGCGTATTATGCAGTACAATGTAGAATGGCTATTTTTGGACTACAGCTCTAGTTCAGATTGTCCAGGATATGGATGTACATGGCATACTGAAACGGACGCACAAACGCACTTAGGTTATGTCTCTAATATTGTAAACACATTAGATCCAGATATTGTCAGCTTTTGTGAAGTGGAGGGATGTGATGAACTGAAGGTATTGTCATCGACATTGTCTGAATCATATACACCCTATTTAAAAAAAGGCACTGACACAGGCACCGGTCAAAACGTTGGTATACTAACAAAGGTAAGTCCACTTGTTAGTTTGTATCGAACAGAAGACCGTGTAAATTATCCAATTGAAGGAAGCACTTGTGAATATCAAGGTGCATCAGGGTCGTCCGGAGTTTCAAAGCACTACATTACCGAGTTCAATGTTAGTTCACTAATGGTGGCAATGATTGGAGTTCATCTTATTGCTGTACCGACAGATCCAGTAAGATGCGCACAAAGGGAAGCACAAGCAACGGTTATTCAGAAGGTTGTTAGTTCGTATGTAAACAAAGGATATGAAATCATCTTAATTGGAGATATGAATGATTATGATGGAGAAGTACTAGATATTAATTCCAATAAACCTATTTCAAGAACACTTAATATACTGAAAGGAGAGGGCAGTGATTATAAACTAACAAATGTGGCATATAGAATAAACAAAATTGAGCGATTCAGTGAATGGTGGGATTCTGATAATGATTGTGGAACAGATTCACCAAATGATATTTCAATGATAGACCATGTGTTAGTTACTGAAAACATAAATAAGCTTATTTATAATGTTTTTATTTATCACGGATACAATGAATATTGCGGCAAATGGGATTCAGACCACTGGCCTGTTGTTATTGATTTGAAGGTGTAAAGAATATACTAAATATATTTAAACCCTTGAAGAATTAAAACCGCACCCTTAAAGTATTTTGGAAAAAAACAACTTAAATAAAAATGATATATATAATAATTAGAACCTACCACAAACCACCTCAAAAGATCAAATTATTTATATCATGTAACCAATTCTCTACTATCTCTTCATTAGTAAATATATCCATATTTCCGTTTAATATTAATTTTATTGTTTTTATGCCACTTATATCATCCAGAAATTCTTCATGATATTTATGACATTCACTTAAATAACTTAATGGAATAACCTCTTCTCCAACTCTAGAACGTTTATGAATGCGATTATAGCAATTTTCAGGAGAAGTCTTCACATATATTGTGTAATGTACCGGAAAATCCACCGTAAATTCATCAAACCACTGCAAATATATTTGATAACATACATCATCCATTTTACCTTGTTCGTACAACATCTTAGCAAACACATTCTTATCAGTATACAAACTTCTCTCTGTAATTATTACATATTTTTCAGAACTATCCTTTATTTTATTTATAGTATCTCTCAATATTTTTAACCGAGAAATATAAGCCATCATTTGAAACGCAAACGAATACTTGTCTTGATCACTGTAAAACTTCTGAAGCATTGTAACACCATTTCTGTCTTTAATATGCTCCCATTCATCCACAGGTTCTCTTAAAAATATAACGTATTTATTTTCTTTGTAATGTTCTTTCAAGTTTTCGAGCAAAGTCGACTTGCCAGAACCAATATTGCCGTCAATTGATACAATCTTGTAATTATTCATTTCTTATATATATAGTTATACAACTACTTTTATCTTATTTTTTTAATTCAATTTTAAATAAAATTGAAATATTAAATCAACTTAAAGACATATTCATAAGATAAAAGACATATCTAGAAAATGGATCTTAAGCAACGCAAACTCTCTAAATCCGAATGGGACTCTATTGAAATCCCTGTTTCGAAAAATGAACAAAATATATTACATCTTATTACCAACTCGTATTCAGATGTAAATGTAAGAATTAATAAAACTGATTCTATCTTTACCTTCTTAAAGATAGAATACAACACACAAATTGAAGAATTCCTCTACGTTAAATTCTTCTCAAATAAAATTAAAACTCTTGTTGAAAAATACAACATACCTTTTATATGCTTCGGTGATTCTTCCAAAAAGAAGCCATCTGATAACACTTATTACATCAACGATACTTCTATAGTTAAACTTAAAAGCAGCGATCAAATCAGGTTATCGCGTTTAAATAGCGACATTATTGATACCGACCAAAACTCATTATATGAGTTTATCCTTTACAACAACTTAGTTCAAATGGTCCATCAAAAGCATTCCAATAATCGCAATTGGATGCTTTATTATTATACTCTCAATAAACTTCTGCTCAACAATGTTGAAAAAATTAATAGATTTATCAAGGAAATTATACAAACTTTCCTTAACAATTATGAGTCTGATATAGATATGCTTTATATCGTTAAAAACTCAGCTACTATTATCGAAAAGAACGCAAACTTATTAAAATACAGCGATCTAACTTTATACGAACATCAGAAGCAAATTTATGCTGCTTCTAAGTCTTCCAAGCCCAAACTTATCCTCTATATTGCTCCAACTGGAACTGGAAAAACATTAACACCTCTTGGACTATCAGAGAAATATAAAATTATATTTGTTTGTGCTGCTAGACACGTTGGGTTAGCACTTGCTAGATCAGCCATTTCCATAAACAAACGCATTGCGTTCGCTTTTGGATGCTCTTCAGCACAAGACGTACGCCTTCACTACTTTGCTGCTAAAGAGTTCACAAAGGATAGACGAAGCGGACAAATTAGAAAAGTAGACAATTCTGTTGGCGACAAAGTTGAAATTATTATTTGCGATATTCGCTCTTATTTACCAGCAATGTATTATATGTCATCATTCAACTCATTAGAAAATATTATGACATACTGGGATGAACCAACAATCACAATGGATTATGAAGACCACGAACTTCACTCCATTATTAAAAAGAATTGGTCTAAAAATATTATCCCTAACGTAGTTCTATCGTCAGCAACATTGCCTAAAATGCACGAGTTGACACAAACCATTGCTGATTTCAACAACAAGTTTGTTGGAGCCTCGATAACCAATATTGTCAGCCATGATTGTCGAAAAACTATCCCCTTAATTAACAATAATGGATATGTAATTATGCCACATTATGTTCACGAAAATTACGAACAAATATTATCATTAGCTTCTCATTGTGAAGACAATCTAACACTGCTTAGATACTTTGATTTAGATGAAGCTTCAAAGTTTATCCATTATGTTCAAACTAACAATCTTTGTAAAACAGCAGCAAAATTTGAAAGAAATATATCGTCTATTGACGACATCGATATGAAAAACATTAAAATGTTCTATCTAAAAGTGCTTAAGAATATCATCCCTGAATCTTGGCCAACCATCTTTCATTATTTCAAATTGAATCGAACTAAACGCATTAAAACTAACAACACAATTGATCCAAAAGGAAATGCTATCACACGTTCAACTAGTGCGGTTGATCATTCATCAAGACCAGGCGCACCTATTTCAAGAGTAAGCAGTGTAGGTGCCAATTCAACAACTGATATCAAACCCGATGAACAAAATGGCAGCTCTGGTGTTTATGTAACCACTAAGGATTCTTATAGTCTTACTGACGGACCAACTATCTTTATAGCAGGTAATCTTCAAAAGATTGCTAAGTTCTGTATTCAGCAAGCGAATATTCCTGCTGTTGTTATGAAAGACATCACTGATAAGATTGAGTTCAACAATCAAATTAACAACAGAATAGAAGAAATTGAACGCGAATTGGAATTTGAAGAAACTAAATTAGCTTCTAAATTAGAGGGATCATCAGCAGACAATTCTAAAGAAGCCAAGAATATTCAAGGAAAAAAAGACGGAAAAAGTAAGGCGAAAATTGCCAACAAATTAATAGACAAAACAGAAGACAGAAAAATCGCCAAAATGCGCGAAGATATTGCCACACTTAGAACAATGGTTAAAAATGCTACTCTTGACGATATGTTTATCCCTAATAAACTTGCACATCTAGAAAAATGGGCTAAAGGTTTATCACATTCAAACGCATTCACAAGCGATATCGATGAGGAAACCATTGTATCGATTATGCTTTTGAATGATGTCGATGACAGCTGGAAAATTCTCTTATTGCTTGGTATTGGAGTATTTACTGACCACAAAAGCATTACATACACTGAAATTATGAAGAAATTAGCCGATCAGCAAAAATTATATTTGATTATAGCTGATAGTGATTATATTTATGGAACTAATTATCAATTCTGTCACGGATATTTAAGCAAAGACCTGGAACTAACACAAGAAAAAATTATCCAAGCGTTAGGTAGAATTGGAAGAAATAATATCCAGCAAGAATATAGTGTGCGTTTTAGAGATGATTCACATATAGAAACACTCTTTACAAGATATGCTTCTGAAGAAAAACCAGAAGTTATCAACATGAATAGATTGTTTAATACGAAAAATGTAAGATGGAATGGAATTATGTATGAAGATTTGCCGGATGAAGATGATAATGATAACGAATCATTCAGTGAAGATGAAGAAGAGGAAGATGATAATTAAGTTATTTAATTGTGTTTTGATTTGTTAGTTCATAGACCTTTTTTCTTAGTTCAACATAATGGGTGTATCTTTCTATTGGTAGTTCCGAACGATAAACTTTACAGTTTCCAGTAGCAACAAATCCAGTTCTTTTTTGTTTACTTTTGAATTAGGGTTAGTTTTCATCATATATAATGTTATAAAGATGCAACTAATTTGTATTTGGATGTTTATACAAAAATAAATTATACAAATAATTTTGCTCCTAATTCTTTATAATAATAATTATTGTATGGAATATTATTTAACAATGATTTTTATTTAAATTATATTATTTTCATTATTATATTTTTTAGTTATTTTTTCTTTAAATATTTCTATTTGTTCTGGTAAATCATATTCTTCTGGCAAAACCATTTTCAAATTTAATCGTTTTCCGTCAATACGTTTTTCAAATACCAAATGTGGTTTCTCTCTAATGTTTGCTAATGAAATATATTTTGGTAATTGAAAATCCTCTTTTTCTGGATAAATATCATTTTGTAAGTCATCAACTATCTTATTTGCTTGGTTTAATTTTTCTTGAATTGTAATTTTACTTGATTTACTTGTCATCCACGGTTTGTCTAATTTTGGATGGTGTTCAACTTTAAAAAACTCTCTTTCCTTTGTATGTTCTTTGTCTAACCATTCGTGATAATAAACAACATATTTTTTCATCATATCTTGAGTTATACCTTCGGGTAATTTTTTAGCGCCTTGTTTTCTTTCTCTCTTTGTTCCTTCTTTGATTCCCTTTGAATTTTGTTCTTGTTCTTTTCTTGTTGCTATTCTCAAATTCTCAATTGTATTATTTAATGGATCTTGGTCTATATGGTCAACGCTTACGGATTTAGTGCCTTTGCCATTGCCGTAGCAACTCATAATTATTTGATGAATGTAAAGAGAATTAGAGCCCATTATATAACCATTTGAATGTTTAAACCAAGTAATTTTAGTTTCATTATTTTTATTTTCAAATTCAAGTATATTTAAATAACTTTCTGGACACAATCTACAAATAGTATCTTTCTCACAGTATAATAATAAATATTCTTTATTATTTTCTCTAATTTTCCATAGTGGATTTTTCATAATATATGCGTCTTGTCCAGAACAATTGTAATGTCCGTTAATATATTCAATTACATTATAGTTTTGAATAATATTTTTGTGATAATGATGATATATTTCAACATTGCTTCTTCTTATATCAAATTTGTTTCCATTCTTAAAATGATAATATGATGTTTCTTCGTTAAAATTAAACAATAAATCTAAATATGTAAATCGTTTATAATTATATGCGTATGAAGGATAAATTTCATTTTCGCTATTGACAAATACAAAGTTTTTATTGAAATTTATAATTTTATCTTTATCCTCGTAATCAAGTAAGTAAAAGTTTCCACCATAACTAATTGTTCCACACTTTAATTCTGTATTTGTCCCATAAATAGGTTTCATTTTTACGTCGTTAAACGTATTTTGAGTTGCAGAATATGAATCAATTTTATTAATATTCATATTATGATATAATTAAACACATTGTCTTTAAGTAGTGTTGGGTAATATTAAATAAAATATATTTATATAAATGCTGTAAAACCACCCAAACCGCTCAGTTAGGATATGCTAATCCACCCATACCACTCATAATACGCAAGACGTTGTAGTTGGTGGCATAGACACGGACCTTAGCAGTCTTGGTACCTTCAACAGTAGCATTAGACAAGACCAACTGAAGAGTGGCGTTATCAATTCTGGAGAAGTTGCAGGTGCCACTTGGTTGATGTTCTTCTGGGCGAAGGGCAAATGAGTAAACATTGATACCTTCATCAGGGCAACGGGTGTGTGATTGGTATGGTTGAACCCAAGAGAAGTAACTTCCTTCACGCTCAGAGAAGCGATCTTGGCCGTTCAATTGAAGCTTGGCAGTGACAACAGGGTTTTGACCCCAACAGTGCATGTCCAATGATGTCTCAGTAAGGACGAATGTACCAGCATCTGAGACAGTGGAGTTTTCATTGTGACTGCGTTGTAATGCGGAAACAGCATCAGCGATATTTGTAGCAGC